ACTAAAGACGAAGTGGACGATGATGGCAATGCAGTAATGCAGGGCCTAGATCAGTCTAAGTTAGTCCCACTCCTCGTTAAAACAATACAAGAACTAGAAGCCCGTATTACAGCCCTAGAAGGATAAAGCATGGCAATCACATACACTTGGACTATACCAACCGTTGAAAACACAATCGCAACTGGTGGCATCAATACGATACACTGGCGTTGCAATGCAGTTGACGGTGATCATTCAGTAGGCAGCTACGGCACAGTAGGCTGTACACCAGACCCAGACGCATCTGACTTCATTGCTTATGACAGTGTTACTGAAGCTAATTGCATAGCGTGGGCGCAAGCTGATGTTGGCAAGGACGATACTGAGGCAGGACTTGCTGCCCAGATAGCGGTGCTTAAAGCGCCAACCCAAGCCACGGGGGTTCCGTGGTAACAACCTAGAAGGAAATCAAAATGACTGAAGAAAAAAAGGTTATTACGATTAACGATGTAGACTACACAGAAGACGATCTAACTGATGAGCAAAAGATGATGATTAATCATATTAATTCTTTACAGCAAAAAATAACTTCTGCTCAGTTTAATTTAGATCAATTTAGAGTGGGCAGCGAAGCGTTTGGTAAAATGTTAGCAAGCTCTCTTGAGGCTTCTGAAGCAGAAGAAACAGAGGAAGAGGAGTAAAATAATGCCAAAAGGAATGAGAACTTACGGAACCACTAAAGGCCGTCCACCAAAAAAAGGTGGCAAAAAAAAGTAGTAATAAATTCAGGGGCGGCTCATGTCGCCTCTGTTGTTATTTTATTGCTTATTGTGCTATAGTCCGATTAGTTTAACTCCGCATCGAGGTCTGTATGCCATTAATCCCATTAGATATACCCGCTGGTATTTACAGAAACGGAACTGATTTTCAATCTAATGGGCGATGGCGTGACGCCAATTTAGTGCGTTGGGTTGATAATACAATGCGCCCAATGGGTGGCTGGCGTACAAGATCCAGCAACGCCGCCAACGCCCAGATACGCGGCATGAAGACTTGGGTTACAAATAACAATCTGAGATTTATAGCTGGTGGCACTTACAATAAATTATATGCGTGGAATGAAACTGGTGTGCGTTACGACATAACGCCAACAAGTTTTACTGCTGGTCGCGCGGATGCTGTGGCCTTCACTGGATTTGGTGGGGGTCTTTACGGTGGTTACGCTTACGGCGTGGCGAGGCCGGACACGGTTCGCATTCAGCCAGCAACGTCTTGGGCTTTGGATACGTGGGGGGAATACCTAGTAGGATGCACTGAGGATGACGGCAAGTTATATGAATGGCAATTGAATACATCTAATCCGGCTGCTGTTATTGCTAATGCGCCAACAGGCAACAGGTCAATGGTTGTCACTGAGGAAAGATTTTTATTCGCTCTGGGCGCTGGCGGTAATCCCAGAAAAGTGCAGTGGTGTGACCGTGAAAATAACACAACTTGGACGCCAGCAGCGACAAATGAGGCTGGCGATCTTGAGCTAAATACAAGCGGGCAGATTATGAAGGGCGTCAAAGTACGCGGGCAAACTCTCATACTGACAAGCACCGACGCACACGCCGCTAATTATATTGGCCCGCCATATGTGTATGGCATTGAGCGCGTCGGTACGTCTTGCGGCTTGGCTGCGAATGAGGCGGTGGCGGTGGTTGACGCTGGTGCCTTCTGGATGGGGCCACACGCGTTTTACAGTTACACGGGAAGTCTGGTGCAAGAGGTGCCAAGTGACGTTGCTGACCATGTGTTTAACGATATGAACCGCGCCCAAATCAGTAAAGCCTTTGCAGTTACAAACAGCAATTACGGTGAGATCTTTTGGTTTTATCCATCTGCCGAGGCAACCGAGAATGACCGATATTGCGTATATAATTATATTGAAAATACTTGGTACATAGGATCTCTGCCGCGAACTGCTGGCGTCGATCGTGGCGCATTCAGAAGTCCTATCTGGGCAGACGCGTCTAACTATAAAATATACGAGCATGACATTGGTTTCGATTATGGCACCCTGTCGCCGTTTGTTGAGAGTGGCCCAATTGTAATTGGTTCTGGTGATACCGTCGTGTCTGTCACTGAAATGATACCCGACGAGAAAACGCAGGGTGACGTTAACGTAACGTTTAAAACGCGTTTCTATCCAAATGGAACTGAAAGAGATTACGGGCCATTTAATATGTCAACTCCAACATCTATGCGATTTACGGGGCGTCAATTTAGAATGCGGATTAACGCGGTTTCTCTTGGCGATTGGCGGGTTGGCGTCAATAGATTAGATATTGTTTCCGGCGGGCGTAGATGACCCAGCAGAATAGACCACCAGAGCCACGCGGCGAGGATTGGAAGACTTGGGGCCGCAGGATGATGCAATTCATGTCTCAGACGCGCTCCGCCTTAGTCCAGCAAACTGGTGGTGAGAATGCTGCCGACGATGGAACTATTATGTGGGATAGGGGTGGCAAGTACCCCGTCGTGAGCGAAGGTGGCGAGTGGCGCCAAATAGTTTTGGAGGGCGGTCACGCAAATTTTATCATAACTGCTGACGTAACTCCTTCGCAGGCTAACACTGCGTATAAACTCACTTACGATGCGCCTAGCGGTAATAGTAAGATTACGCGCGGAAGCCCCACGACGAGAATTGTTTTTGAGGAAGCGGGAGAATATATCTTATCTTTCTCAGCGCAAATATCTTCTACCTCCGCGAGTACGGTACATTTTTATTTTTGGCCAAGCATAAATGGAACTGCCGTCGCTAATGGTGCAATGACAACGGCTCTGCATCAAAATAATGCTACTTTAGTTGTGTCACGCACCCAAATTTTTACATTATCTGCTGGAGATTATGTTGAGGTAAATTACTTAATTGATAATACTAGCGGATTTTTAAATTACACTGCGGCGTCATCTCCGAAGCCCGCGCTTCCAGCCTCTACACTTTCCATAACGAGGACTCATGCCTAACGAAATAAAAAGATGTAAGAAGTGGATTGAGGCGGCTTTAGAGTATTCCGGCGGCACTCACGCTTTTGAAGATGTTGCGGATGGTATTAATAAGGGCGTCATGCAGCTTTGGCCTACACCAAGGGGGTGTATTGTTACAGAAATCGTGGTATATCCCAAAAAGAAAGTATTAAACGTCTTCTTAGGCGGCGGCGAATTGGATCAAATTTTGGATATGCATAACGATGTGATACAATGGGCAAAAGTTCAAGGATGTTCGTCATTGTCAATGTCCGGAAGATTTGGATGGAAGAAACCATTAAAGGCGCATGGTTGGGAAGCCCAACACGCGTCATACGTTAAGGAGTTTGCGTAATGTCTGGAGGCAAGGGCGGTTCAACGTCATCAACAGTAACGATACCTGAGTACATTGAGGAAGCGGCGCGCCGCAATCTCACCAAGGCTGAGAAAATCTCTCAACTAGGTTATGTGCCTTACTACGGCCCAGACGTAGCGGCTTTTACGCCCATGCAAGAGGCTTCATTCCAAAACGTTTCCGATACTGCATCTGCATTTGGATTGTCGGCTCCCGCCACGCAGGCAGATATTATGGGCGGTATGCAGAGGCCAACTGAATATGCTGGCGGCCTCAAGGGTTACTCTTCGGCTCCGATGTATCAGGCTTCATTAGATCGCCTCGATGCCGAACGTCCCGCGCAAAAATCATACATGGATAGTTTCTTTATTAATCCATACACGGGTGAGTATGCGTCTCCGCTTACCGATTACAGCCAGTTTAACACTCTGTCAGATGAAGCCGCCCTAGATCGCGCAAATAGATTGGCCATAGCGCAGGCGGGCGCAGGCGGCGGTGGTATTGGCGGTGGCGTTAATGATCCTGCAATTATGTATAACCCAACTTACACAACTTACGGCGGGCATCAGGATATTGCCCACAACGCTATCGACACTGCGTTTTCAGATTACGGGCAGAATATTCAAACCCTTGGGGCAACATCAAACCCAGCTTACAACGCGGAAGTTGCTGCGGCATATGCGGGTATGCCAGTGACTTATATTGACGAAAGTGGGAACCAAATTGTTTTGGCTGGCGGCAAGCCCGCAGGCGAAATCCAAGGTTTTACGGCGAATGAATTAAGCGCACTTCAGCAGGTTGAACAGCAAAAGGCAGGGGGAGGTTTAGACACCCTCTTTGCGCAGCCAACTGATAGAGGTGATTTTACTGAGGGTATGTCTGCCGAAGATCAAAATAGGTTAGCAGCAGCTACTATGCTTGCCGCTGGAGTTAAGAATATTGGCGGCGGTTACAACCAGAATGATCCAACAACTGGATTGCTGGGTGGCGTTAAGGATGTGTTTGGAAATGTAGTCGAGACTGTTGCGGATATTCCTTTCCTTGGCCTTCTAAGTACGGCGGCAGATGCATTTGATAAGCCGGATTCTACATATACTATTGGCGCAAGCGAAATGTTTAACAGAAATGGCCCAAGATAATTGGTCATATTATTAATTTAAAAAGGGCGTAGAGATGGCTTCTTATGGTTTTGTAGATAAGCAGGGTAATGCTTTTAATACGGGTGGCGCAACTTTGGAGGAAGCAATCCAAAATGCGATACAGTCGTACCCCGCGTTATCTACTGGTGGAACTTTCAGAATAGATAATAACGACACAAACGAAAAAATAACG